TGACGCTGGTGACACGTGTGACGTCACATCCGTCACTCGTGCAACTGACCCTCCGTGTGACGTAAGTGACGCTCCCTCTAATCTAATCTCTTCTGATCTGATCTCAGATCCGATCTCGGAAGAGATTCCATCCGCGCGTGCGAGGCCGACGACGCCGGCAGTCACCGCGGACCCGGACAATCCCGAACCGGACTGGTGGCCCGGCGTGCTCGAGACCGTCGGCCAAGGCACCGGCGTGCACCTACCAGGGCGCGAGTCGTGGCTGCGCTACGCCGGGCACCGCGCAAGCAAGTTCCGGCCAGCGGAACGGCGCGACGCCGTGCACTGGCTCACGACCGTCATGGTCAAAGAAGCCCGCGAGGCACGCGAGAAGGCTCGGCGCGACCGCGAGCGCGACGCGAAGTTCGACCGGCAGCGCGCCGGCCCGCCGAACCCGAGCGACCCCGGCAAGGCGATCTCTGACGCCGAGCACAAGGTCATCGCCGAGCAGATCCGGCAGCGCACGGCCCAAGCCCAACGGAGGACTGGTTCATGACCCGACAAGGATCCATGGCGCGTCTGGGCATCGACCTCGGCGTACTCGAGGCGAGAAGGCTCCCCGACCCGCGAGTGCCCGACTGCCCCGGCGCCATGTTGCGGCTCACGCGGCACGACTACGACTCCTACGTCCAGGGCGGCGAGCTGTTCGAGACTGCTCGAAAAGACATCCCGTTTGACGCGTACGGTAGCGCCCGCGTGCGCTGCTCGCAGTTCGTGGCAGAGATCCCGAGGACGTCCGGCGGGCACAAGCTGTTCTACGGGCTCTGCCACTCGTGCTCGGGGCTCGAACTCCGGAACCGGCAGGATCTGAGCGAGCGTGCGAAGGCGCGAGGTGACCGATGACTGGCGCGCTAGTACACGTGGTCGGGACAGGTCGGCGTCTTCGAGCAATACAGATCCGCAGCGGCAGCCGGGAAGTGGACGCGGTACGCCGAAAGGACGTCCTCGCAAGCCGCGAAGTCGAGGCCCGCTGTCTCGCGCCGAAGGTGGACGTATTCGCCGCCGGCGCCCTGCCCTCGCTTGCACAGGACGGATTCGTGCGCCGGTTGCGCCTTGGTGTTGGCCAGGAGGTAGGCGCCAGCAACTCCAACGATGACACCAAATACGAACGCGGGAAGCGCTCGCCTCATCGAATCACGCACACGTGCGCCATGTCGGAGGCCGGTGGGACACATACACCGCCAAGCGCCTCGCACAGCCGCTTCTTCTCAGGGTCAGGTTCAACCACTGGCTGGCCAGGCTTCGGATTCGACACCGACCGGGAGCACGCGAACGTGCACCGCTCGAACATCTCGGCGCCGGGCTTGTTGAAGCACCACGCCGGAGCAGAGATGTGGCCGGGCACGAAGAACGACGCGGGGCAGTCGTTCCCGGACAGCGAGCACGCACGGCCCAGCCCCGAGCCTGCGTCTTGCTCCTCGGCGGGCGGCTCGGCCTCGGGCGTCACGGCCGCATCGTTCACCGGTGCTAGACTGTCGGACGACGCATCTGCGGTAGACCCACCGCCAGCATCCGGCACCACGTCAGGGGTCGAGACTGTGGACGCAGCACACCCCACCATGCCCGCGAGCATGAACCATCTGAGCATCGGGAGAGCGTACGCGTGAACGAGACGCGGATCACGCGCGCGAAGACCGGGCGCGAGACAGGACAGGCCGACGATGGTGTGCGCAGGTGTGCACAGCTCATGTCAGACGGCGGATGGCAGACCGGAAAGAGCCACGAGCAGGTCGCGCAGGAGTACGGCGTCTCGGTGCGCACGGTGGAAACCTGGGCGGCGACCGCGTCGCGTGCGATCCGCATCGCAGTCGGCGACGGTGAGGAACTCCGCGGGCGCCTGGCGGTGATGCTCGAGCGCATCCAGAACATGGCGCTCGTCAAGCAGTCGACGACCATGAAGGGCGACCTGTACGACGACCCGGATCTGAAGGCCGCCGTGGCCGCCGTGAAGACGCAGGCCGAGCTGATGGGCCTCATGGTCCAGCGGCACGAGCACGCGCACGTCGTCGCCAGCTACGAAGCCATGCCGGCGGCGGACAAGTCGGCATGGCTGCGAGCGAAGGCGGCCGAGCTGCTCGAGGAAGCTGATCGGCTCGATGGTGTCGTGCGCGTCCAAGCGGGCGCGAGCGACACCGACTGAACGCAGCGACCCTCATCGCGGTGGATGCGGTGCTCTCGCGCAAGCGCGCGAAGAGCTACATCCCGCACAAGCCGCACGCGAAGCAGGCCGAGTTCCTCGGACTCGACAGTCGTGAGGCGCTCTACGGTGGCGCCGCCGGCGGAGGCAAGAGCGACGCGCTGCTCATGGCGGCGCTGCAGTACGTGCACGTCCCCGGCTACACGGCGCTCATCCTGCGCCGAACGTTCGCGGATCTGATCCTTCCTGACGCCATCATGGCGCGCGCCAAGGAGTGGCTCGCGGGTACCGATGCGGTGTGGAACGAGCAACGCAAGCAGTTCGCGTTCCCGTCGGGCGCGGTGCTGCAGTTCGGCTACCTCGACACCGAGAAGGACAAGTTCCGCTATCAGGGCGGCGCGTACCAGTTCATCGCCTTCGACGAACTCACGCAGTTTCCGGAGGCCTGGTACCGCTACCTGTTCTCGCGCCTGCGCCGCCTGAAGGGCGCCCCCGTCCCGATGCGGGTGCGCGCCGCGACGAATCCGGGCGGCATCGGGCACGAGTGGGTGCGTCGGCGCTTCATCGCAAAGGCCGACCCCGAGCGGCCGTTCATCTCGGCGAAGCTCGACGACAACCCGAGCCTTGATGCCGACGAGTATCGCGAGGCGCTTGGCGTGCTCGACGAGACGACGCGCCGGCAGCTTGAGGAGGGCTTGTGGATTCGGGACGCGGACGGCCTCGTGTACCGCTTCAGTGAGTCGCGGAACGTCATCCAGAAGGCGCCCGAGTGTCAGCGCTACGTGCTCGGCATCGACTACGGAGCGCGCTCGCCCACGGCGTTTGTGGTCGTCGGCTGGCGCTACGGCGACCCGACGGCGTACGTGCTGAAGGCGTTCAAGAAGTCAGGGCTCTCGCCGAGCGACGCGGCCATCGAGACGCGCAAGCTGAAGGAGCAGTACCCGTTCTCGCGCATCATCGGCGACACGGGCGGGCTCGGCGCCGGCTACGAGCTCGAGGCGCAACGCCGGTTCAAGCTGCCCATCGAGGCCGCCGAGAAGCAGAACAAGCTGGGCTACATCAAGCTGCTGAACGGCGAGCTGGAGCGCTCGCGCATCAAGATCGTGGCCTCCGAGTGCGAGCCGCTCTCGACCGAGTGGCTTGAGCTGCCGTGGCACGAGAACCAGGAGAAGGAATCGCCCGGCTTCGACAATCACTGCGCGGATGCGTGCCTCTACGCGTGGCGCTCGACGTTCGCGTACACGCAGCAAGAGGTCGGCCCCGCCGAGCCGACGACGACACCAGAGGCGGTGCGCAAGATCGCGAAGGCCGCGAAGGAGAAGCTGCTGCTGGAGCGACAGAAGGAACGTGAGCGCGCCGCGAAGCTCGGACGCCGGCCGGTCACGCACACGCAACGAAGGGCGTGACAAACAATGTCAGTCCTGCTAGGAGCTATTGGCACGCGTGCTAGTAAGGCGCAGGGGTGGCTAATGCTCAGACCGTACGGCGATCGCATTCTGGTCGAGAAGCTCGACGGACACGGGGTGGAGACCGTGTCATCGGGTGGCATCGTGCTTCCTGCTGTCGAGTGGGGCCGCGGCAAGACCGGAAGCGTGCCGGACACGTTCCGCGCTCGCGTGAAGAGCGTGGGCCACCGCGTTGCCGAGGTGCTCGGGCTTGAGATCGCGGCGGGCGACGAGGTGATCGTCTATACCTACGCGCGTGATGGTCGCGGGAGCACGCTGACGGGCGAGGAGACGGCCTACGGGCTGTTCATCCGGGCCGAGGACGTGATCGCAGTGGACCCCGTGCTCGAGCGCGTCATGGCCGCGGCTGAGGCGTGCGCACGCGAGGGACTCCCGGCCGGCTCTACACCAGAGCTCGCGTTCCTGCGTGAGCAGCCGGGCGATGTGGGGTACGAGGCCCGAGGCTCCTGGGCGAGGTTTATGCTGTGAGGGCCTGCGTCCCGTCGACCCC